CTGATGGAGGGTGAACTCACGGTTGGACCTGATGTTGAGAACGGAGGTGTGTGCGACATGCTCAAGTTGGGCGTGCTTGAACCTGCTGAACTCGTACGTCAAGCAGTGCTTAGTGCGGCTGAAGTCACGAATGCTATCCTACGTATTGATGACATCATTGCACGACGAGGCGTTGAGTGATGGGGCGGTTGCTTGACCGCTTGAAGGTCAAGTGCCGAAGATGCACACACTGGCACATACCGAGAAGGCTCACTGCTCGCTACATAGATGGCGACAAGAAGCGACTGCACATGTTGCAGTGCAAAGAATGCGGTCACTTTTGGATTGACAGTGCGTTCAATCGTCAATAGTGCCAAGCCATGTTAGGACAAACCCTGCGATAAAAGATATAATAGAAAGTAAAATAACTTCTATTATATTCGTGTCAATCAGTTCGCTGATTCAAACCAACCCTATGTTGCTTAAGGAAGCGATAAGTGCGTCCAGTTTGGCTTGAAGGGCTGTTATCGCCGCTTGTGTAGAAGCAAGTTCGGCGGCACTTGGATTACCACCACCTGCGTCGGGATTGACAACCTGAGCACCGAGTGCGGTAACCGCAGTTTTATCACCAAAGATTAGGTCATGCCCTGCTGCGATTGTTACATCAGCGTTAATATCAACACCACCACCATCTTTGAATTTCATGATTTCATTACCATCAGGGCTTCCGTCTTCGTCACGAATACTCAGGTCAGTTCCGCTACTGGTCATTTGAATACGCCATTGCAAGGATGGCGTGGTAGCCATATCATCATAAAACAATAGAGCAGCATCTTTAGTGTTGTTCGCTCTGCCTATACGCATGTTAGCGTGAGAGCCTGTGCTTGCTACTCTTGCGATTGTTGTTATCGCTTGTTTTACATCTAACGACATGTCAGGTGTAGTTGTCCCTATCCCAACTCTATTATTTGTTGAATCAACATGTAATGTGTCTGTATCAACAGTTAAATCTTTACCTGCTGCAATTGTTACATCACCTGTCAAAGCAAGTGTAGCCTCGCCTTCAACTGCGGCAATGGCTTCCGAGTCTGTGTATGACGAACCACCCGAAGCCGCCGCCCATTTGACACCCGATGCTTCCGCACTATCAGCCGTCAAGACGTGACCGTTTGTTCCGACACTCAATATGGTCGGGTCACCTGAACCATCGCCTACAATGATTTGTCCTTTTGTAGCAACATCGCTATTCATTATTGCACCTGCGGCATTGACATTTGTTGCATCAGTAACATCTGCGTTTGCTTCTATGCCATCCAATTTTGTTTTGTCACCGTTAGCAAATGCTCCTTCTGATGGCTTGACTTGCAACGTTGAAATGGTGACTCCCTTTACACCTGCGAGGTCAGTCAATTCTGAATCCATTAAAGCACCTGCGGCGGTGACATTCGTAGCATCCGTCACATCGGCATTCGCTTCTATTCCATCCAACTTTGTCTTGTCGGCACTCGACATTGAACCTGCCGCACTGGTTGTAGCCGCACTGATACCGATTGTACCAGATGAAGTTATTGTTCCACCAGTGATTGGTGCAGTGGTCGCAATAGAAGTTACCGTACCTGTACCAAGCACTTCTATACTGTTCCAAGACGTATTGGTTCTATCGTAAACGTATTGTTTTACTGTTTGACCAAACGCACCTAATGAGTTAAAATTGACAGTGTTGCTCCCATGTAAATTCTTTATGGTAATAACGTGACCATCAGGGAATGTACCGCTTGGAGTTACTGTACACGTCCCACTGGGTGTGAGCATGAGCACGTTCTCATCAGCCGACGTGATAGTTATACTGGTGGCCGTAGAAGACAAGACCGAGTTGAAAATACGACGTGTGAACCGATTACCACCCGAATCCTTACCTGAATAGAACATGACTTGGTTGCCTTCACTATCGTACGATTGCCACATAGCACCCATACGGCTACTTGCTAATGCACCTACTTCTTCTCCCCCTCCATGAAGGTTATCGAGGTCTGTATGTGAATCAACAGCAGTTGTTGCGGCGACTGCTCCACTTGTTACTGGTGTAAAATAAATTGGACTTGGTTTGATGAATACACGCTTATCGTTAATTTCCGTTACTTTAAGATTTAAATCACCTGAACCATTCTCAAACACACAACGCAAAACTGCAAGTACAACAGATTGTTTTACATCTTGGGATGCGCCTTTTTGTGTGGGTGCATTAAGGAACGAATGAGGGGCTAATGGATAACCACTGGTTACTGGTGTACCCATCTCCCAATATATCCGCTTGTTTGCATTTGTTGAGTCATTAACAGATGATACGTAGACTACAACTAACGCTTCTTGCCCAGTGGTAAGTGCTGATACTGTACCACTAATGGATTTGTAATTACTTGCGTTTTGAATGTCCACATCGACAGTAGTACCGCCGCCAAATTCATACACTACACCGTCAATTACAGCATAGCCACCTCTTACAACGATTTCATAATGATTGGACGATGCCTTACCGTTTACATTACCCGCTAAATTAAGTGGGTTGTTACGGTCACTGTCACCTGATGCTGTGTCTTCTTCAAGAAGAATACCGTTACCATGCACCCCTTCGTATAGGTTTGTTAGTGTGGGACTAATGATGTGCTCACCATCGAACAACCCATCTTCCGCAGTAGGCGTAGCCAAACTGGTGTGGGTCGTAAGCGTCATGTTTCCTTTCGTGTGTCCTGATAATGGGTTTCCTGTCATTATGCCACCTCAATTGTAATTTCGATTTTAACTTCGTTGCTCGTCGTTTTCGATATTGGTTTAACTGTGAATCTACCTACAGGTGTGAAGTCATTAGTGTTTCGTAGTTGTAGATATACTTCCTTTATTGACTCGGTAAATGATTGTGTTTGAGGCACAATAGCCTCTACCAGTAGGCTTGCGTCGTCTACAATAGTGATGGTTGGTGTGAGAGTCATTGCGGGGCGACCAGTGCCACCATCGTCGCTGGTAGCAGGTGTACCGTCAAATCCTATGATGACTTCATTGATGTTGTCACGAATTGTCTCAAGCAACAATCTTCGTAGGTGATTACTTACTGGGATTCGTACACCTCCTTTGTTTGTGCTAAGTGTTGGCTTTTGTTACCACCGAGTGGTTCATTACCACCACCAATTTTACCCCTCGTGTTGCCACCAATCAAGATTGCGGTCGAATAGACAGCATTTTCGATAACTTTGGTTTCAAACCGCAACTCCACCTTACCGAACAGTGCCAAGTTTGTATCAACCACTTGCATGTATGTAGCGGGATTTGTTTCATTAGCATCTATTGTAGAGCCTTCGTTGATACCTTGCAGTATTCCTTCAAGACCGACTTCGACATTCATAAGAGCAAAATCGCTACGGTTCTGAAGAGGATAGTGTCGCACTTCGGTGATGAGTTTGTTTCGACCTTCATGCTCTACAGTCATACCGGGACGCACATTAAGTGAATCGTAGTTATTGTTGATGGTTTGCGAGCCTTTCATTAGTGATTGACCACGCAGTATCTTACGTGCAACTCTACGTGCGCTCATCTTGCTTCGCACCGTGTGGTCTACGATAGGAGCAGGTGCTTCACGTACATCTGTGACTTGTGATTCAGTATCGTCCACTGTAACGATTACAAGGTCATTAAGAGCCATTGGTAATCCTTGTACTGTTACACGATTGAATGTGTTATCAACAGGGTTTGATTCTGTAGTGTTTGATAATTTGTTGGTAATGTTGATTGCGCTTTCGGAGAATGTAAGCGGAATGTACAGTAGATTACCAAAAGCATCGAGCAATACCATACGCCCATCATGACGAGCAAGATAACGCAGTGATGTCATAAGGTTTGTATTTTGGAAGTCCTTAGCAATGAAGCGTGTGCTGTGATGACGGTGTGTTGCGACTGTGCTTTCAGGTCGTGCGATATTGACGCTCGTTACACCACTGTCCACCGACTCACCCAACTTGATAGCCAAGTCAGTTGTACGTAGTCCTACGTCCACTGGCTGTCCGAGTTTTACAATGTTATTGCTAAACCCAATGTCTTGCAGTGTGCGACCTTTCATATTACGTAGGTTACCGAACACACCAATGGTGCTGTTCTCGACATCGCTCAATACGATGCGCTCGGATGGGTTGTCGGCATTGTAGAGGAGAATAGGTATGTTACTCGAAGACAAAGTTTCCCCGTTAAAGTATGGAACACCAGTATATTCGTGACCTGATTTCTGTACGTGTGTGAGTTGTACGCCACCCTCGCTCTCTACAATCTGATAGCGGGTCTGAGGCATGACTTGCAGGTTACGGGTGTTGTTCTTCTCGACCGTAATCTTTGCTTTGTTTGACGTTTGCACGCTTATGCGACCATGATGAATAGCGTTATCGACAAAGACTGGCTTACGTACATGGTCCATGACCTCGTTGGCATCGGTATCATAACGCCCAGTGCTGGTGTTTGTAATGAGTGTCATATTCAAGCCCACCCTAATTGTTGATTAGCCCATTCCTCTTCATCTTCTTCAGTCATACCAGTAGTCACACTATTCGATGGTTGAGAAAACACAATGTTCTCCCAATCAATAGGTTCATCATGACTAATTAACGCTTCTGAAAGAAGTCGTTCATTTGTTGGATTCCAACCTCGTCTACGTTGTACTCTACCATAATTCTTCATAGGTCCACGAAGACCAAGTACTGTTGGAGTTCCTTCTACATCACCAAAATTTGCGTTAGCAAAAAACGATGCAGTTGCATGTGGCTCAACGGTTTTCTTATCAGCCCACCACGTACCTTTTCCGCTTAGGTCAATTAAAGAATCGGGTTTTTGTGACCAATTTTCTTGACTTTGGGGAGCCGTGGACATTAGTGGTACACCTCTATAGCCACTTACAGGCTCCATACCGGGATAGTCCTCTATGAAATTGTACAACTTCATTTGCCGAAAAGCCTTGAGGAAACGCCATGCTTTCTCAAACACTTCTCCACCTCAACAGTTCCATCGCTTGAGAGCCGCACCCTTCGGAGTCAATTTGCCTTTCTTCGATGTTGGTCCTTTCATACCGCCCATTCTTGCACAGAATGATTTACGACGCTTGGCTTTCTTGCTACCGGGTTTGAGTTTGCTCGGCTTTGTTGTCACAGGTGGTTTGAGGTTTGCGCCAGTTTCACGCTTTGCTTTGGCACGTCCTTTAGCGTTTAAACCACCCTTTCTGTGATGTCGATTTGGATTGTAACCGTGAAACGGCTTACTCTTTTTCTTTGCTTTCATTAATGCTAATGTATTTTCCATTGGTGTACAACAATCGCAAAAGTCGTAATCAATCATGCGCCATCACCTGTGTGGTCCGATGTGTTGTAGGTTACATCACCTTTATGTCCTTTTGGATGAAGTGCCTGTGAGAATCGTGGCACTACGGAGAAGTCCATGCGTTTTGTTGTTTCATCACTGTCAATGCGAGAACGACGACGTGCTGCATCAGCACGATAGTGTTGTAGCGTGTTTTCACTGATGACGATACGGGTGACCGCATTGTTGAGTTTTGTACTATCGAATGACGTTTCGCCTATACCGGACAACTTCGGACCTTTACTCACTGGTACAGATTCGTTGGCACTGATGTCCATAACGTACAACGGTGCGTAAGGTGGATTGGTATCAGGGTTGGTGCTACGGATGTAGTAACCTGAACTTGCACGACCGTTTTCTACCTCATACATGTAAATACCATACTTACCACCAGCAGTAGCCGAGAAGTAATTTGCCCCATATTGTGGGGATGATGAGTGTAGGTTGTTGTTTGGTCGGAACATCTCAACGTGTTGCTTGTCAAGTAATCGCACTGGTCTAAGCATGAAAGTAACCTTTTTGTCAATCAAGTTTGTTTGCTTATTGCTTACGTGTACGTTTGTTTCGTACGGGTTTGATGACTTGTTTGACCCACTTATACCGCCCCAATCTTTGTCACTGATAGGTGCAAGGAAGTTGCGGGTTTCAGCGAGGTATGTACCGCCCATTGGATTGAAGTTGGAGGTGTGGGTCAAGCGCATTGCACCACCCTGTGGCTGTGCAGCAAAGGTCAAACCAGTAAGGTCGTAATCGGCAAGCGTTTGTGAACCTGCGGTCAAGCCACCCTCCATAACCACTCGCTGTCCTACGTTGCGGTCTGTGTGAAGGCTGTGTGCTTCTGTGTTGATAGCAATGAGGTTGTCATCTACGCCCTCGATGTTCTCGCTGTCAATACCAATACGTGGGCTTGACCGACTGATAGCATCCTTGTGAGGTGTGTCGCCAGTGAAGTCTTCTACACGGTCGCTTGCCACGGCTTCGGGTTTAAGCAGTCCGTCTTCATCGACACCCAATCGAGCACTGATACCACGCAGTACTTCGTTGGGTTGCAGTACATCGTTACGTGGGCGCACGTACCCGTCTGATGTGTTAGGTTCAGCAGTATGGTGCGATAGAACGACCCCCGTAGCGTGATACGGCTCATCAAGGTCTGTGAGTACATCTTCGTTAAACATGGTCGGATAGCGTACACCTCGACCGTTACCCATGTCACCAACACGGTGCGGGTTAGTCGGGAAGAAGACATCGACTGGGTTTGCTGAATCGTTGTTGTTCACGTTGTTGATTCGTCCCGCCATACGTGGGAAGTTTACATCCGTACCAGTTAAGTTTGAATTGGTAAAATCAACAAGTGTTTTGAGATTAACCAACGGGTTACCACCATTCCATAGACGTGCATAAGGTGCGAGGTCATTAGTGCGGTCATACTCATAAACATCACTACAATCCCAAGCAGGGCGTATACCAAAACCACGCACAGGATAACGTCGTACATCTTCACCACGAGTGTTGCCCCACCAGTCTACAAGATAGTACTTTACTGCTTCATCTACCTTTGATATATTCTTACCAAGCGGGTCACCCCACCAGTCACGTATGACAGTGTTTGCGTTACGTAACACACGCACTGGGCAACCAAACGCTCGTGTCATACGCATACCGTTACTGTATCGTACTTGCCATTCAGGTTTGTCTACACCAAGCATAGCGGAGAAGTTGGTTTGACGCTCCATAATTCCAACATACGTGTTTGGATAGGTTTCGTTTGCAAGGCTTGAACCACCAGCGTACGTCCATGTTTGTGTTTCTTGTTGTACAAGCGGCCCATGTTGATACCCTGCAATGGTATTTGATGCGGTGATAGCGGCTTCTCGATAGGCACGAGCACCGTACATGGCCCACTGTGGTTTGTTGTAAGGCTGTCGTAAACCAAAGCGATAACCAAACGGTCGAGGCCGTGTATTTACAGGAGTGAATGTGAGTGTAGTATTTGTGTTACTCGCTGTTGCATTTGCACTTAATTCAAATGTAGTAGCATTTGTAATTGATAACACAGTAGCACCTGATGGTATACCTGTACCACTTACTCCCATACCCTTAGCCAGTTTTTCAGTTGAATCCATCGTTACTGTTGCATCTGTGTTGGTAGTGTCACAAGTAGCGTCGGTGAATGCATCATAAGTAGATTTAGACAAACCAGTTGTCACCACGTATGAACCGTCATCATCATGGTCTACCCACACAGGACCGTCTGATGTATACTCTTGTGGATAATCCCACGCAGTGCTTACATATCCATATCCATCGAGGCGACTTGAAAGTGGTCCACCACGACTGCCACACGGCCAATAGTGATTGAGCATGACACCTGTACCACCTTGAGCAGTGTAGGCACTGTTAAGGGAACCTGCCGCCACAGTTGTACCATCTCCACCAATAAAAATTTTACTTCCGCTTGTAAGGTGTCCAGTTGTTTTATTAACGTTAATTACAAAACCATTGTCACCTTGAGGCCCAGTAACAACAAATATCTCATCTTCAATTTGTATTGATTGACCTATACCAAGTGGTACTCTTACTGTAGTGGTACTGATAGTGGTTGTACCTGTTGAACCTACAACTACATCATTGCCGCCTAAGTCGGTATACACTTCAATTGGTTTAGGTGTTTTAATTGCAAAAGTAAATGGACCTAAACTGTTGTAATATGTAGCATCATGGTAATGAATTGTTTCGTAATGTTCAGGCATACTGTTGAGCGGTTTTCGATTAACAGCCCTATCAGCAGTTGTACTTAACCAAGTACGACTTGCATCAGAATAAAACGTGTGAGGTCGCCCAAGATTAGGATTCCATAAACACAGATAAGCGTCAGCCATATGAAGACTGTTAGTATCACGACTGCCCTGTAGTAATTGAGGTAACATGCGTGTAAAAATACTTGATTTTGATTCTTTCATCAATTTACCAGCAGGGCGAAAATCATACGCACGAGTCAAACGAATCTTTGTTCCTACGGTAAGGTTATTGGTAAAGTTTGAAGATGCAGAAATAGTAAATCTATGCGGTTTATTCATGTGTGAGGCATCATTACCACTGCGTTCAGTGTAGGTATGTGTACGTCGTATACCGTTAGCGTCGGTGTATTCCAACTTCATACCGTAATACGGTACTTTAGGGAATCCTCTTGCGTCATCTACAGTGATAAGTGTAGAGGCTACTGCTTTAACAACCGCTACGGGCGATAGGCTGATGTTTTCTATTATAGTTGAATAAAAGTCAGGGTGATTTGACGGATAACCTGCAAGTGTCAATTGCCCTGCTATACTTCCAGCACCAGCACGTATAAACTCGTAATAGTTGTCAATCTTGTGCCATGATAAATGGCGAAATCCTACTGCTGATGAATCTTCAGGACTAATCTTGTGTACAATAGACCACCACGGAATGTTGGTTGTAAAACCGGGTGTAGCATCAATAAACATACCGGGATGATATGGTAGGCTTCGCCGTGTAAATGCGGGTGCTTCTGTGTTTTGTACACCCAACGCATTGTACAATAGTAGCGGAGGTATGTTTGCCAGTTGTCCACCATAATCAGGGTCATGGTCAAGCATGACCTCATTGATAAATACCTCACAACCACGCACGTCAGCCATTGTTGTTTCAGCCAAAACTAAACCAAGTCCACCTGTGGCTGAATCAGGCTCACGTATACCAATAACCAACGCTACTTGTTGCCCAGTTAATTCATTGACTGAACCATCAGGTAATCCAGTAGCACCGCCATTTTCATGATAACCATGAAACTGTGATTTGTGTACATTGGGTTGTATGATAATTTGATATGCACCAACTTCCGATGGGTCAGGAAAGTGGTGTTTGAGTGTGTATGTAGCACCTGCTTCTAAAACAATAGTGTGTCCACCTTTTGAGTTTACAATACCTGCTTGTCCTTTTGAAGCCAACACACCATATCCATCGTATTTTACTTTAGTTTCAAACATAAGTGTAAATCCGCCACCGTGAATATCGCTCGGACCGCTTGGTGTTGCAGTCATTGAACCAAACGTTAGCATAGGGTCATATCCGGGTATCTGTATTTGTGTAGCCGATGGAAGATTTGCTCTATCAATGCTTAGGGCAGTGTCTTGAATAAGGCTCTTTTCAAGATTCTTTTGAGTCGCTGAACGGTCTGCTCGATGTTTGAAGTAAAGTCCCTGATATGCGGGATGCGCCCAGTGTCCGGGTAACATGGCCTGTGTAGCGTTTACGAAGTGATGTCCCATGCGTGGTATTGCCATAGGTGTAAGTCGTGTTTTCTTATACGCATCATAACACAATACATTAGCCCCACCATGACCTGTAACATACATTGAATGAGCCATATCAGGACTGTTACCGCTTACTTCTGCATGGTCACGGATTCGACGTGCCGCAAAGAATCGGTTACTACCAGCAGGTACGTAGTATGAAGGAACAACACTGAATGAAGTTATGCTACTCTTAGCAACAATAGCATCGAATGCCGAGTCACCTACACAACCAGTAAAAGTGTTAGATGATATACCAGTAAACGAAGCAACGCCGCTTTCGCCAGTCGCATCATTGTATATGCGTAAGAATCGACGTGTACCACCGCCATCTTTTTGTGAATCACCGTATGCGTCACGGTATAATGTCGTATTGATTGTTGCATTCACTGTTAAAGTAGTGCCTGAATATGATGAAGCGGTAAGCGCATTAGAGGTTATACCGTTAGCGTGTGAATAAAACGCTGGATAGCGATGCGTGTGCGAGTTACCGTTCTTGGTAATATGGAAGAATAAGGCTCGGTCATGCAGTTCATACGATGTCTTCAGTGGTGCATTGTTGGTTGCCGACTTCCAACCCTTTCGTGTCATATCAGGGAAGGCTTCACCTACGGAGTTTTGACTGATATGGTCATATTCGTGGTCGCTAAATGTCGGTCCTAAGCGTGGACCGTCTGTAGCGTCTGTAAAGATGCCCTCTATGCCCGTTTCGATGTTTGGACGTAGCATACCACCCGTACCCATTGTTTCGTTCTGATAGGCTTGTAGACGGTCAAATCCACTACGTACGATGATATTACCGGGGATAGCATCAGCATCAGGTAGTTGAATCTTCAAGTTTGGTTCAACACCACTTCCCGCTTCCGATGGTGCTAACCCTTCGGCTGTACGGTCTGAAATTTGTTTAAATGAACGAATGATTGTACCGAACGGTGAGCCACCTTCAATTGAATGTTTTTGACCAGTATCATCTACAACAGACAGGGCTAAGAATTGCAACTCTTCATTCGGTATCTCAAGCACGTTACGTAACTCATCAGGATGCCGAGCCGCAATTTGTGGATGACTCAACTCTTGCGCCTGTATAATTGGGTACATTGCCGAGTTGGTTGTTTCAAATGAAAACCGACAATTACCAAACAATTTTTCACCAGTAATGTGTGGACTTCCGCCTGATACACGAGTGATAAACGGTACTGCACCAAGACCACGAGCATTGACAGCAGGGAGCGATAAGTTACCACCATCCATACGTTTCCATACTACATTTTCAACGGAGAAATTCTTTACTGGCGAATGTTCAGCAAGTTGGAATGCATTCAAATCACCCTCCCAAAAGTTTCTTCCTGTTGCATATCGTGAAGTAATAGAAGCATCACTGCTTGATATTGTGTACTTTCTTCGTAGGTTTCGTTCTACTCCTGTAATTGTTTCAAGATGTATGGAAGCGGGACTTTCATCAAGGTCATAAAACAAATCACCAGTTTCGTTAAAACACGGTTCGGCATTGAACAAAGTAGAATCATCTGCTAATGCTGCACCAAAATTGTACGCACTTGGGTAGGTAGCAGTGGTGTGTGCAAATCCGTTTGCTATCAAAGCCTCTATGTTGGGTCCAGCGTTAGCAGGTGCAGTAAATCGCTCAGGGTTGTGAATACGCTCATCCCATCGTGTAGTACCCGCAAACGTGATAGCGGTTGCGGGGGCTACACTATCGACATTTACCTTTGATGATACAGAAAGCCAATCTCCTGTTGCTTTTATACCATCTCTGTCATGTTTTGCTACAAGTGCCATTTCACTTTCATACGATATGACAACAAAGGCCCGACTGTATACACCCTGTGGCATGTGAAGACTACGTGGTAATGCAAACGTATCATCGTCAATATCACGATATGTTACTGGAGAAGCACCTAAATTGGAATTTTCAGCACTATCAAATGCATAACCGCTATAGTATGAATTTGATAAAGCAAGACCGTACTTCCATGTATACGGTGTCGTTATCACTGTTTCAGAATTTCCTTGATTGTTTATACGTTGAGATGCTTCAGGGGTGAAAGTAATTGGGTTGCTATGTGCAAGGTGACCAAACGCTGTCATACAACTATTGCTTGAACCGTAAGGGGAAAAACCAAGCATAGGATGCCATGCGCCTAAACCTGCACCATACTGCTCCGAACCTACCTTGAGAGAGTTAAGGTATGAATAACGCTCCCCTGCCCATCCTACAGCCCCTACAGGGCGAGTACGGTCAATAGCATCGACTACACCGCTAAAGTGTACTTGCGTCATGTGGTCACGAGTCGAATCGTTTTCATTGTTGAACCGATGTACACCTGCTTTTGACCAAACATATACTGCACTTGGATTACCTCCACTATAGTTGGGGTGAGAAGAACCTACTGCGTACGCACCTCGTGCTACGTCATCGTAAGTTCTTAGGCTTTCCATTAATGGCCGACTGGATGAACGATTTGGTGCAAGCAAGAAATGCACGTCAAAACCACCACTACCATCTGATACAACTTCTCGACTATGATAAGGTGCAAACGTAGGTATGTCACCCGAACCAACATTGGTCGTACCACCATCGGGTGTACGAAGCCATCCACATGCAGGTATTTGTTCGAGTGTCGCTTGAGTTGCGCTCCCAATGGTTGCTTTCAAAATTGTTTTAGACGTTACACTATCAATAACATAAGAACCGAATGACATCTCAACCCACCCATAACGGTCTTGGCGCATAGCGTTGCCCATTGATGGTGCAAATGTTCCTCCCATTGCTTTGATAGCACTACTTCCGGGGAACTCGTTGATGGATTGACCAAGTATGGTTGCTAACTCTTCACCGTTTTGACAGCGTGTAGCATCGACTACAATAAATTCATCTTCATACAATGTAGCAATATTTTCATTACTTACACCTGTAACGAAATTGTTTGCAAGTTTTCCTGAAACACGGAATGCTGATGGATGAACAATGTTGTGTCCTCGATTTATTTTGTAGTCGCTAATATCGTGCGGTGGGTTAAATGACAACTGGTTGTCCATCCAAGAACCACCGGGGTGATAACCACCGTCCATGTGGAAGCACAAATCAGCACCCATAGCAATACCGTAGTACATTGCTCCTACGAATTTATACGGGTGCGCTTTGCGATAATCTTCAATGTTTGATGTAGTTACACGTACACTCTTTGTGAAATGTTCACCGTAGTGTGAACCATGTTCAGGTCTTTGAATTAGCCCAGCACCACTCGTTGTCCCAATGTTTGGTACACCTTGTGCTGGTGACCAATTCCACGTTGTATTCCAATGAAATACTTGGCGAGCCGTTTGATAAGCGGCTGATGGTGGGCCGTATTGATTATCCGAATTTTTAATTTCATTTGGTAGGTTTTTACTGGCGGGTACTTTACTCCATGTGTTTCCAGTTGTAACAACATAACCGGGATGAGGTTTTTCATCTGTATTTACAGCCGCCATTTCTGTAAATGGGAAGGCTTGACCGGGACCAAAGATAATGTATGTCGTGTGTGTTTCACCCACATCGGTATCTTTGTATCGAGCGTTTGGATTTGCTACACGTAACACAAGTGGCGATGGTTTTTGCTGTACAATACCTGCTGTGTATCTTGCTTGTACATGGGCTGGTGTGTTAGGATGAGGCGGTTGAGCACCACCCGCTAAATCGGGTGAAAGTACATTGTTACGATTGGCTACTGGGTGCGTTAAACTGCCACGGTGTTGATTCAGTAATGGTGTAGCGGGGAAGAATGCAAGCAATGCGTTGCAGTCTACAATAGCAAATGAAGTAGAAATCTCATTGGCATTTTGTATACCTGCTGTGCCTGTAGGTCCGTTGGAATATGGGTGTGTATAGAACGAAGAATAATCGTTTTCTGTACCATCGTTAATGTCCAACACTACACCGCTAAAACCACCGCCAAAATACAATGGTACTGAATGGTCGTTACTATCTATTGCCCCTCTAAAATACACAAGCGGTTCAGCATCAACAGCACCGTATGAACGACGACCACCAATTTGTTGTTGTCCAAAACGCATGAATATGTGGTCTTTTGCAATAAGTGTACCAGTAAAATTGGCTACCCAATCATCGTTTGCAAAATCATCTCTTTCCAATTTTATTTCTGTTAATGAGTTTGAACCCTGTTCTGATACAAGTAATGCAAATTGTTTGTCTGTGTAGTAGAATCGTTTTCTTTCACCAAAAGATAATTCTTTACTACGAGAAACCCCTCCACTATCAGTAAATGTTGCACTTTCTTGCCCTGCTGGAATAAGCGCATGAGTAATTGAATAAGATGATGAAGGTGTATTGAAAACTTTAGAAGAAGAGTTGTAATCATCAATGAGTATCATGTCATTGTTTAAAGCAGGTAAAATATGGTCACCGCTTGTGGATGTAAATGTTATTCCTTTCAAATTATTACGCCAAGTATCGACTGGTACAGGGTCGTTAAACGAATCAACAAGGATAGGTGTAGGGGTATTGGCGTGATACCCTCGTCCTTTTGTACGAATTTGTAGTACCGTTCTTGGAAGATAACCAGCATCAATTTGTCGATTTTTGTCAAGCAATGCATCGCTTATCGGTTGGTGTACAGCATCGGCTGATGAACTAAATGTGTAAATTCCAGTAGCGTCTTTTGAAAGTGTTTCATATTCACCGTATTCAAGGTGAGCCGCTTGAATAGAATAATCGGTGTGCAAACTTGAAGAAAACATGCGTGAGATTGGTGTAGCACCACGCTGTGGATTATGTGAACGCACAATAATCGCATCACTGGCTACGCCCCATTCACCAAGCGTACGACCATCACAAGCGTACATGTGTCGTACATCAATTGCTATTCCATCTTCTTGATTTGGATTTGGATGATTGATTGCTACGTTGGTTGCAAATGCAAGAATTTCGTCTGTCATCAGCGTTGTCCAATTAATGCGTGATGATAGTAACACACGCATGGTATTGTCTGAAGCGTGAGGTTGCGTTTTTGCTACGTCTGTTACAGTACCACTGCTAACGTGATGAGATGATGAGAATGATTCGCCACGTATACCGAAGAAAATATGTGTTCCAGTAATGTCATCCACAGTTCTTGATTCATATGATAATACATTACCAATAAAACCATCTTGAGAAGTACCCGTAAATGTATCATGAAGATGAATAACACCGTTACTATGCGGGTAGCCAAGATAACCAAGTAAATCAGGATGATTTGCTAATGGTGAAGAAGAAGCACCAGTATTGAATGGTGCTTGAAACACGACAGTAAGTGTGTTTGCTGTGCCGTCCCATGTTACTTGGGCATCAACACCCGCATCTGGTGCATACATACCTCTCCATCGGTTACCACGCCATTTGGAAAGTTGAAGCCCCGATGCGTCCAAACGACCAGTTGGGTCACCCCAACCAAGCATATGTCCACCAAGAGAAAAGCCACCCATTGAAACATCGTCGTCATTGATGTGAACGATAATTTCATCTTCTAATGTTGAAGGTAATGTAGTATTGTCATTGGAAAAAGATTGACCGAATTTACGGTATACGTATCGTACGCCATACCCTCTACCTCGATGGTCGGTAAACCTAAAACCATACAATGGTGAATCACCGATTGCATCTTCTGTTGTATCATTCGGATTAACGTGCGCTGTGTAT